TTGGATATATGCCAGTGGGCCTAGAGAAGGTCTAGGTATTAGGCTTACCACACCTGTTTGTGTCACTCCATTTTTTAGGAGGGGGTATGCGTATAAATGTTCTAAAGACTCACATAAAAAATGGGTAACGTGGTACGCCTGATAGTTGCCCTATTGCGCTTGCTATACGAAGTCAACTACATCCAGACGAAGTTAATGTTTATGGCGACCATGTTAATTTTGGTGGTCATAATTTTAACTTGCCTGAAGAAGCAGCAGACTTCATCACTTTGTTTGACGATGAAGATATACCTAAGTCACAAATGAAACCTTTTAGCTTTGAGTTGTAAGATGCTCTGCCACGTCAATAATCGGCTGTTTCGCATTACTCCTGACCCTACTTGCGTTTACTACTGGCTAGTCACAGAACCAGAAACTACCTACCGTATAAAGTTTAGCTACTTGTTTTCTTTGGATACTGTTATCAATTTGCTGAAGGAGAAAACGTGCTAATTGTACCCAAGTCTATCGACATAGAGCGCAATGAGGATGCAGAGGATGCCCTAGTTGATAAGACGAAGGCATGGTTAGAGAAGGGGAATGCTGAACGTGACCCACGGATACATGCCAGTGATTTGCTAGATCCTCGTAAGGCGTACTGGAACCGGAAGCATAAGGAAGTCATGACACCTAAGATGGTGGGTAACTTCTTTGTCGGCAAGACACTACACGCCTTCTTTCTGACAGCCTTGAAAGGCAAGAAAGGCATTGACTGGAGTACTGACACAGGTGGACATTGGGACAAGGAGCTTGGCATTACCTACTCACAAGACTTTGAAGACGATACAGGGAAAATTCCAGGCGAGTTAAAAACCAGTCGAGCCTTGAACGAACAAACCAAGGCAGACTTGAAAACCTATGTGGAGCAGTTATGCATTTATATGGCCGCAAAGACGAGCCTGTTGGGAAGGCTGGTAGTTTTACGGTTAATGGGAAAAGATACCAGCAAGGGATGGGGGAGCTACCCACAATACCGAGCCTACCAGATTACGTGGACGAAGAAGGATCTAGCCGACTACCGAAAGCAAATAAAAGATACAGCGGTATTGCTTACAAAGGCAATCAAGACGAAGAAGCCGAAACTACTTCCACTTTGCCGTGAATGGAAGTGTGGTGAGGGTAACTGCGGACACTGGAACGTCTGTAAACCCGAAGGAAGGTATGGTACAACAAAATGGAAATCTTAAAACCTACTCCTGGGTTTAAAAAAAGAATGTTTGAGCAGCTAGATTTAATCAAACATTCTGTTGAAAAATTTGACAGAGAAATGATAATGTATCGTTTAGCTGAATTAAACCTGCGAGTAGTAAATCACTTTAATTACGAAATTATCAAGGAGAAGAAATGCAAGAAGCCCAAGAAGAAGTAGCGTTAACACCTGTACTTGCTGATAACATTGTGCCGGATTACAACATCAACCTCAAGCAGTATGCCTCGTTCGTGCGTCGAACGATCAAGCCACAAGTTTTGACCGTGACAGAAACCGAGTTGCATGTTCTCGATTTGTCTAATGCCTTTGGTGGTGAAGCAGGGGAGCTACAAAATGTCATCAAGAAAATTATACACGAGCATGTCATCTGCGAAGATCATCAGTTACTTGATAAATTTGTGGAAGAGGCAGGCGATAGCATGTGGTACCTATTCGCTTTAATTCAGAAGATGGGCTACAACGTTGAGTATATCCTGCTGAAGAATCGTGAAAAGTTGACTGCGAGACGAAAGGCAGAACTTGAGAAAGAACAAGCAATTCAACAGCCCACGGCTACCGCTTAATCCAGATTTAGAACGGGCTGTTCTCTGTGGAGTCATCAAAGGGGAGGTATCCATTGAGAAAGTCCACAAGGAAGAGTTATCCAAAGAAGGACAGTACATCTGGACTGCCATCAAAGCCTTCCCTTCAGCCCAAAATGTCTCGTTCAAGTCCGTCTACTTGCACTGCACCGAAGTACTGGGGGCTGACCATGCCGATTTCAGAGAGTTCCTTAAGGAGGTTGAGCAGTCGCATGCCCCTCAAGTGGAGACGGTTCTCGAAACCCTTTCGAGGAAGGCGATAATCAATGACTTGGTTAACGAGGCTAGTGTTCAAATTGCTGCCGGTGATTACTCTCTCTTGGCTCTTAAAGGGCTACTCCAATCACATACATCAGATCGAAATACACTTACTCCGTTATCAGAAGACATGCACGATGTTACTCCACCAGTCGGACTTGAAATCCCTGGAATGGACGCCATCAACGAGAAGGTGGGGGGATTATTTGGTCTATGGATTATTAGCGGCATGCCTGCTGCTGGTAAATCTACTTTGGCCTTAATGATTTCCTGTCTCATGTCTGCCATCCATAGGCCGGTACTTTATTATGATTTTGAACAAGGTAAGTCTGTCATTCGCTGGCACGTCCATAAAGCTTTACAGGATCGAACTGAAAAGCAACGTAAAGCTGCGACGAATCGCCTGTACATACGTTCCAATATCGGGCTTTTGGAGCGTGACCTTGAAATGGTCAAGGAGCCTTGTGTCGTTGTGGTGGATTCCATCCAAAAAGTTGCAAAGGGTATTACGTACAGACGTGAATCCTTGGAGGGATGGATACACAAACTCGAAGGATTGAAGCAGTATGGACACCATGTTATTTTGGTATCTGAGAAGAACCGTGCTGGATATGGTCAAGCTAGTATGGAAGGCTATAAAGAGTCCGGCGAGTTGGAATATGCTGCTGATGCAGCCTTTGACTTGCTGCTTCCTGATGAAAAAGACAGCTCTGTGGTTGATGTCCACGTAGTCAAGAATCGTCATCACAAGTTTCATGGTCATCTAACCACGATTGATCGTGTTAACAGCTGGTGGTTCAAAGACCGATACAAGAAAAGCAAGGAGATTGATTGATGAATGTGCAAATAGCATTCAGGCGTACAGGGAGGACAACAAAGGCACTAGAACATGCGTTGTTGCTTGCAACTTCTGGACAGACTGTCTACTTTGTCGTGGGAGATTTTCACCATGTTGAAGGGTTGATTGAGCATATCACTTCAAGATTTCCACGCCTCATAAAGTCTTTCAACTTTACGTTGGGCGATGTTAAGGTGCATAACAACGGAGAATTAAGGTTTAGGGTTGGTGACAGTGCTTTTTTTGATTGGGAGTTGTTGAGGTTTCGTGGGCAGCCATCCCATATGGTCACAATCGTAGACCATTATGCAATCGAACAACACTATGGCAAAATCTTAAACGCTTGGATGGAGTATTTTTAATGGCTAAGAAGCTACATACATTCAACGTAGGAGCCTTTGTTAAGGTGTGGACTGAGCTTGAAATACCAGCAACATCATTAGCTGATGCTCTCGAAAAAAGTAAGACCATGACGCTTGACGATTTTGTAACCGTCAACGGATTGCACAACGACAGTTCATTTAAAATTATTCAAGTGTTTGATTCAGGCTTTGACATACAACAATCATGAAAAATAACAAAGTCAGAGAACGGTACTTGTGGATCAAGTACAAGATTACGCAAGCAGTCTATGACAAGATGTTGGCCTTTGGGAAAGGTGGGTGTTGGATTTGCAAACGCAAACCGAAACCAGGCAAGACCTTGAACATAGACCATGACCACAAGACCATGCAGGTTCGTGGCTTACTCTGTTTCTTTTGTAACAAGTTTATGGTTGGCAGGCGTAGAAGGGAGCATGCACACCTGTTCGATACTACAGCAGCCTATCTGAGAAGTACGAAGGACTGGAGGGATGAAGTAGGGGAGAAAAAGGGAGAACATGCCGTACAAGAATTACGCAGACAAACAAAAAAACGATCATGACGCACACTTGAGGCTTATGGCACAATCGCACGTACCAGGCAAGACTACCGAACGAGTTCCACGAGACAGAGTAATTCTTAAACCGATGGTCCATCAGAAGGTGAAGGCTCCTGCTCATGGCCTCAAGATTGCAGTTATCCCTGATGTTCAAGCTAAGAAAGGTGTTCCACTTGACCATCTAACGTGGGCAGGGAAGTACCTAAACGCAAAGAAACCTGATGTTATAGTGTGCATCGGAGACTTTGCAGACATGCCTAGTCTCTCAAGTTATGACGTAGGTACACGCCAGTTTGAAGGCAGGCGCTATCGTTTGGACATTGAAGCAGCCTATGATGCCATGAACCATCTTATGCTGGCAATGAATCCAGGAGGAGGAGGATGG